ATGAGCGAAGATCAAAGCAGCGTTGTTACCCTCAAGGTTCGCGTAACACCTGAATTTCGTGAAAAAATTATCTCCTCCGCTAAAGAAAATAATCGCTCTATGAATGCTGAAATAGTGCATAGATTGGAGGAGAGTTACTACACACGAGCTCATTCTGAAGATAAGTTTTTGTTATTTGGTAGTGAAGCTGAAAAAATAAAAATGGATTTACAAAAAATACAAGCGACCATGGATCAACTATTGAATCAAAAAAACCAAGAAAAGTAAGTCAGTTCTGACTTAGCATCATATCTGGTGCCTTCTTCCACAACCTCAATCCGAGGTTGTGGAATTTCTAAAACCTAACTACTTAATAAAAATATGAAATTTTCTTTTAACTTTGACTTAGCCGTTATCCTTTCATTCTTTACTGGCTATCTATACTGGTGTGGTTACTGGTATCAATATGGCTACACTAGTTTCTTTAATTATCCAATTACCCCATATGAGCTGCCTTTAATAGCTACCATAATACAAGGGTTGTTAATTTCTTTTGAGGGAACATTATATTTAACTCTCTCATTCGTCTTCATAGCCTTTTTAAGTGGATTTTCTTCAAAGCAATGGGATTTCGGCATTACGAAATTAAGCGCTTGGTGTGCAAACTTCATTATTCTTGTTTATTTTCTTATATCTAAACGCTTTAACCCATTTTTAGAAAACTTAATTGCAAGTAAAATTTCTAAGTTCTACATGCAATTCCAGATCCTTAATCCTCAAAATGTAGAAACCAATAATCAGGCGACACCCTCTCTTTTAACTACACAAAATTCAAAATGGGCGAAATTTAAAAAATGGATTATTACACTCAACCAGGATTCGAAAACGTATACAAACCACGTAATGTTTGAGCAAAATATGACCACCGATGCGATCTCATATCAAATTTATGGCCGCGATAAACGAACATCCGAGGCTCAAAATGTTTTAAAAACAGTTCTGTATTTTATGCTTATATTCCTTATTCTTCTTTTACTCATGTGGATGCTTAAAAGCGGGACTAAAGCAATCAACCGTGGATATCAGGATGCTCATTTGAATTATGTGTACACTTTTTCACCTCAAAAAGAGAATTCAGCACCAATATTTCCTTTGGTTAGTTCAAAGACCAAACCTGAGTTAAAGAACTATCATTTGACAGATTTTTGTATGCAAGGATCCTGCTTACTGGTTAATAAAAACAAAAATATTCAAACCTTTAAAATAGATGATTTGATCATCAAAAATAGGCCAAATTCGGATTAAAAAAAGCACCTTAAGGTGCTTTTTTCGTAAACCAGAAGATAAATACAATTTATAATCTAATTTTAGGCATAGCACATCCTAATTCAAATAGTTTTCTTCCATGATCTAACCAAATCAATCCGTCACTAGTATCCAATTGCTGATGAGGCGATTTTGGATGATTTTTAGATTCATGAGATAACCACTTAAGTACATTAACTGCCATGTTGCTACAAATTTGGGAAATTAATAAGTTCGGATGTGATCTATGAGGACTTTTATATGAACTAATAAAGCTAGGATCTAAGGCATCTAACTCTTCAACTACACGATTCCAAAAAATCTTACAATCAGAGCCTTTACCTAGTTTTGCAATCCAGTTTGGACTCAAACCTTCTTTGAGATCAACGTATTTAAAAAATGGGGTTTTTAATTTTCCTTTTAAGGTGGAAATTTCACTAATATTTTTTAATACAGCTGGATCTTGAAGATGCCCGTTCTCAATAAAGAGTAATGGAATATCATTCTCAATTTCTCTGCCATCAGTATGAAAAAAACAGCCAAATGAAGTTTCTTCATCAGCTATATCATGACACTTTTGTGTTACTTCACTAAAATTTGCTTGAGGTGAAAATTTATCACTATCACAGAAGGCAATTACAAAATTTGATTGAGGCTCGAGAGACTTTTTAAAATTCTTAGCAATATTAGCTCCACCACCATTACGTGGCGTTATATTAAAACCCAATCTTTTAATTGAATTTAATTTTATATAATGCTTAACTGCATATAATAAAAGTTCTCCATCACTTAAATCTTCTGCTAGTAATTCAACTGAATCTAAATAGCCATACTCTATTTTTTCTAAAGGGAAATACCATGTAGTACTATCTTCATCCTTATAAACTGATGCTTTAGTATTAGTGATAATAATTTTATATGTCAACTTCTCGAAAAAATCTGTGTATTCAAAATTAAATCTTAGTATTTGCTCCAAATGAGTTTTATCAATATCAGATAACCCATCACTATTAATTAAAGATTTAAAAGTTTTTTTCTTAGCATTTAACAAATTACAACCATGAACAGCTGAAGTGATTAATAAACTCAACTTCAAAGCAAGTTTAGGGTTATTTTTTAAATCTAATTCTGCCAAATCATCATCTAAATAAATATACATAAAAAACCTATTTTACAATGACTGAAAAAATCCAATAGGCCAATTTTTAAGTGTTCCTTCATCATCAAAATAAGCTGTATCCACTTCACTATAACCATCTTTTTCATTAAAAATTAAGACTTGTATATTATCTGGAGATAGCACTCCCTCCTCAATTAGCTCACCAAATCTATAAATTAAATGAGGACTATGTGTTTCCATAATAATATTAAAATTATCAGCATTTTTATTTGAGACGCTTGAAATTACATCGGCAATTTGTGCTTGATAGGCTGGATGTAAATGTAGCTCGGGTTGCTCAATAATAAAACATTTTCCAGAGTTTCTTGTATTCCAAAACTTTGAAATAATTCTATTTCCCCTATTTTTTCTTTCTGTTGCAGCCCACAGTTGAATAATAAAGGGCAAAATTTGTGAATACCCCACACCAAGATCAGCTAAGTTTGTTTCTTTATCAAAAATATTATTAGTATGTGATAAGGTTAATGCAATATGCCCCTCATCTCGGCTAGGCTGTACCTCAATACCAAAGTGGGTAGACATCATAGCTTTTAAACTTTTAAGTTCTTCTTGATTCAAGCTATCAACAAACATTGCAATGTTTGAACCCTTGGAATCAATCTCATCAATTGCTAGTTCCTGCCTGCGATAATATCGTTGCGCTGTTGCACGTAGAGGTTCAAGATAATGAGTATTACTGAAATATCTAGATAATTGTTCATCTAAAATATAAGTAATACCATCTAGTTTGCTTAAATAGACTAATGCACAAAAATCATTAAAGATATCACTATCAACTGAAAGATCTTCCACTGCTTTTTTGACTGATTTTAGTCGGGTTTCATTACGAAGGTAGTTATATATTACTTCCTTTCTATCAAAAGGAATAAACCTAACTATTCTATTTAAAGTTTCTGGTTTTATAATATTATTCTTAATTATCTTCTTTAAATCACTTAGCAATAAATTTTGTATTATATCTCTATCTAAATATAATTCTTTTTCTCTAATATTATAAACCCTAATAAAAGGAAGAAAATCCTTTTGCATCGCCAAAAAACAAATTGATCTCTCTTTACAAAATGCTTTATCCCACACATTTTTATTGAACTTAATATTTTCGACTTTACCATCTTTTCCGATATTGATTTCAAACTCTTGTTCTAATATTTCAACTTTCAGATATGATGCAAATGTATTACCTTCACTCTCCTCAACTCTTAACGCCAATTTAATATCAGGATATTCATTTGATCTATTAGAACGCCTAGGATTATTTTCCAAGTTTCTAATTATATTTTTTCCTTCTACAGTAAATGAAAACTCAATATATTTATCTTCAGTTGAACGATTTATAACAGTCTTAAAATCACCAAAGTCAACAAGTTTACCGTACCACAATATTGGTGCTCGCTTTTCTTCAGCGCAACTTTGGCGAATCAAAGGAAATGTACGTGCAAAAGTACTTTTTCCAACACTATTTTTTCCAACTAATAAAGTGATAGGTTTCATTTCAATGTCACCAGTATCACGCAAACTTCTTAGGTTTTTTAGCCTTATTGATTTAACTAAGTTCATAATATTTAATGTAAAAATAAAATTGTAAAATATTGGTAAAATTTATAACTGTCAACCAAAAATTCAGGGTAATTCAACGATTCGTCAACTAAACCATTATTCATACGACTTTCTAACTAGATTCGTTGAGCAAACAAGTCGAGAGTTGTTAGACTTCAGCTAATGTTTTGACTTTAAAATAATTTATGAAATTTCTACTCATTTTAGTTTTGGGGTTCACTTCCATCCAAGTTTATGCAAAAAAGTGCGCTGACTTTAGTACTCAACAGCAAGCACAGAAATGGTATGAACAAAGAAAAAAATCAGGACAAACGGGCTGGAAAAGCTTAGACCGCGACGGCGATGGCCAGGCCTGCGATTGCCTGCCGGGTGGAAATGGGAAGAAGTACCCAAAGAAGAAAAAGTAGAAAAGTTAAACAATGATTAAAGATCAAATACTTAATACATAAAAAAACAAAATGAGCTTAAAACCAATTTATAGTAATTAATTCACTTTCAAATTAAAGCAGGCTTATAACATGAATTCAAAAACCCGTAAGCTCCTTTTAGCTGGTGGTGCCGTACTTATTGCTGGTTCAATGCTCTCAACTGCAAATGCAAACACTACGGAAGTCCAAGCGGTATCAAAGGTAGATTTAAATAAATATCTTGGTACATGGCATGAAATTGCACGTAAGCCGCTATATTTCCAGAACAAATGTGATTACAACGTCACTGCGAAATATTCTTTAAATGAAAATGGTAACGTGAAAGTAGATAATAGTTGCTATAGCGCAGACGGCAAACTTAACCAATCAATTGGTGAAGCATATGTTCAGAACGCGCCAGCTAACTCGAAACTTAAAGTAAGCTTTTTACCAAAAGCAATTCGTTGGTTGCCAGTAGGCCGTGGTGATTATTGGGTTCTAAAAATTGATGATGACTATCAAACTGCATTAGTTGGGTCACCAAATAAAAAATATCTTTGGGTACTCAGCAGAACTGCTAACCCTGACCAGGCCACAGTTGATGAATACTTAGATTATGCAAAATCCATCGGTTTTGATTTATCAGATCTGATTAAGACTAAGCATAAGTAATATTCCAATAAGTCCCCATCATGGGGACTTATTTCTAAATAATACAATGTAATTTATCTGGCCATGAACGTAAGAATATAAGGCCCTTTGTATCCCTTCTATTTCAAACCCTGATATCAGCGTCTATTTACGATAGGCTGAATGCTCACTCACATTGAAATAGGAAAATATTCTAATGACTACTATTAATGTTGAAAATATTAAAAGCCATGCAGATGTAATTGCTTCATGTGGGACTAAAGTTGGTGAAGTAGACCACTTGCAAGGTTCAGATCAAATTAAACTGACTAAACATGGTGACGGCCATCACCACTTAATTCCAGTTTCATGGGTTGGTGAAATTACAGACAATAAAATTGTACTGACTAAAGACTCTCAAGAAGTTAAAGATACTTGGGTTGAAGCTTAAAACCCCAATCCTACAAAACCCTCTTAGTGAGGGTTTTTTTATATCTGCTGTAATAATCATTGGAGCATATTAGTCTTTATCTAATGTATGAGGTGTTGTCGTCTCTTCATTTTCATTACTGTCTTTTTGCTGGCAACCTACCAGCCCCATTACTAGTACCACGCTTATAATTGCTAACGCTTTCATACTTAGGCCTATATATTTGTTAAAGCTCTACACTAACAAAGCATGACTGTTACTGTGTAAATTTATGAAAATTCATCATTGAGTTAATAATAAGAAAGAAATCAATTGAGGGCTTTTTTATACGCGTTAGCCAACTTCACGTCATAACTATTCTTGGCATATGCAATACCGTTATAGCCACGCGCAAAGGCTTTCCAGTCCTTATTTTTCAATGCATTCATCAGGCCATTCACTTGAATGTATCGACACATGGCTTCTAATTGCGTTGATTCATCTTTATACATCGCATTAATAAATGCTTGTAGAGATGAATATCCTAAAGCCTTCCAGTGATAGCCCATCACCTGCCCAATTCCCCAACTAGCCGACTCTAGTGCTGAAGCCCGATGATATTGCGAAGCAGCATTTAAGCGACCGTGTTGAGCTGAATACAGACCATAGCCACCTGTACTTTTACTGCATAGATCCGGACGCTTAACCATCATAAGATCCACTGTCTTTGCTTGGCCATTGGCAATCAAGCGCTGCCGCATTACATGACGTTCAAATAGAATCACTGGTGTATTGTCGGCATTAAAGCCTGATCCTTTACATTCAACGTCTATCACAGCCCGCAATGCTGCAGTTTCAATCCCTAGCAATTTTGCTTGGGTTTCAATTTGTGCTGTTGTTAATTTTTTACTCATTCCACTTTCCTTTAGGCATAAAAAAAGCGCCTTATGGCGCACAGACAATAAAAAACCGACATCTAAAAGAAGTCGGTTTAAGATTTGATAGCTAAGATAATTTCAGGTAATTTCCAAATTAGAATTGGAATGGAAAATAATATTAAGAAGGCAAAAATAGTTTGCCATAATCCATGTTTTTCAATAGACACTTTAATAAGCTCCACTATTGGTTTAGAATATTCGAACATAGATTGATCATGTCTCCTTTCCTTTAGGTTGATATGAAAAAAACCTCAGTGCGCTAACACTGGGGTTTTTCTTTAGGCATAAAAAAAGCACCTTTCGGTGCGTATGTAATAAAAACGGACTATCAGTAGCCGGTTCACATTCTCGAAATAAATGTACAGACAATGATCGTGAAAAGAATTGCTATAAATCGCCATACTGCCATATCACACAATCCATTTCATTAATGCTGTTATGGCGACTATTGCGCCTGTAAGACTACCAACCACCAGTGAAATAGACTTACCCCACGCCATAATGATGGCTACTTTTCCTGTATCTTTTTCGCTCATTTTTCCCTCTATGCTGATATCGGGTTTGGTGTTAAAATTCACTAATGTTCTCACTTATTTCTTGTCAATTTGTGGGAAACAAAAAAGCCCATGACTGCGAATCACGGGCTTTTTACTTTTTAAAATGTTTGATTATTTTCTAAGATCATTTCTCGCATCTTTCAGCTCTTTCACAACTTCAATAATCGTCTTACCTTCCTGCTTATTGATGAAGTTAAATGTCCAACGCACAATAGCCCAACCGGGTAAACCACAGATAAAGAAGAAACCACCCAGGGCAATCATTCCCCATATATCAGTTACCCATTCATGTAAGCCCCATTTCACGATAATGAATGCACCACCGGTCAGACTCGATACAACGGTACAGATTAAGCCAACAGCCCATTCCTGTGGTGAGCGCGGTAAACGCATCATAATGACGACTGTTGCAACCAAGCAGATGGCCAATGTTACTGCAACTGCAGCACCGTAAAATTTTAAAAAAGCTGCGAAACCACTTGTAGAGACAGGCTCCATTAAATTCCCCTAATTTTTAGGCATAAAAAAAGCACCTTTCGGTGCCATTATTTAAATGATTCAGACTTCAATCTGACTGTGTTGACCTGATGGAGCTGGCCGCAAGATTTGTTGATTTGAAATGAACACACGTTGCCCTATGTTGTAGGCTGTCCCGCTTGTGCAAAGCACTGGTCCGGATCCTCCATCCACTTGAACACGATATTCAGGATGACTTGCAGAAGTGATTGTTCCAATTAACTCAGCATGCGTCGGGTTCAGTAGTTTACGAAGTTCAAATAATGGATTACTCACGATGAATGCGCTCCACTTTGATAGATTCTGTGACTTTGCCATGACTAAATGAACCACTCACAGAATCAATTACACCCCACCACTGTCCATGGAATGCTATAGTTTTACCTGGCAACAACTCACCAACTTCTTGAGAGACCGGTAAACCTGACAAGGTGTGAAATTCTTGAATATTGGCTTTGATTAACTCCATCTTGCCAAAACTTGCACCTGATACGACATCGAACATTGGACCAGTCACAGCCTCAAGAGGAATATCACCTGCAGTATTGCGCTGTTTCACAATCAGGCTGTCGCCACTTCGACTGTTCACGACGTTAATGGCATTGTAGTCAGCGATGTAATCCTTGTTTTGCTCAATAGTTTGTTGAATCACGATACTTGGCGCTATCAAAATGTCGTAGTCGTCCACAGTCATAGCATCCCAATAGCCTTTTTTATAGCGTGGTAACACTGAAACTTTATTACCCGCTTTTTGGCTGTAGATGAATCCACCGCCAGCTTCGACCACTTGCTTAATCGCATCCATTGGTGCCAGTTCTGCGTAGCTCAAACTCTCCGTTGCCACAATCCAGCCCACATCATCAATCAACTCCCAATCGAGTTCGGTGGCTGATTGTGATCGATCAATTTCGGCTTGAACTAACTGCACCGACGTTCGCTCATTGTCCTGAATGAATGAACGTTTAGCCGCGTAATCGGCCGCATTCAAAGCAGTAACACTTCGACCATCATAGGTATAAGATTTATTCGCAAACTTAATGGTCTCTGTTTCACTTTCTAGTAATACATGATGTTCAAAACCATTGATCATCAATTTCAGAATCACCGGCTGATCATTGATCGGCAGCAGCTTCTCTTTTTCAGTATGCGCTACTGTGATTGAATACGACCAACACCAGGTACTTCGACTAGCACTATAAGAACCGTTAATCACTTTGATTGGCTCAGCATTATCTAAGCGTTCTGCACTTAAACTATTCACGATATACCACCAGTTTTTCTTCTGTAGTGCTGGGATACAATCATCCGCACCAAAATTTAAAATGACATTATGGGAATCAACTTCAGTACATGAACAAATAAAGTTGAGATTTCCATCGCCAACATATTCAGGTAACTCCGGCTTTGGCCAAGGTTGAACCAGATGCTTGCGATAATGAATAGATTTGGCTTTGTCCCAAGGCAATTCGGACTTAGTGATGATCTCTAGACCCTTGTCCCACTCGAATGAAAAGCGCTTATCGAATTGCTCAGCCACTTCATGTGAATAGGTGAATTGCTTACGCCGACGAATCATTTCCTGCCACTTTGATTCACGATTGTGACGCAGCTTGATTGTGTCCTGATGCACATAACGTTGGTGAATAAAGTGCGTCTCACCTTCTTCCCAAACCATATAGGTATCAGAACCCAAGCCAGTGGCTTTCTTATGCAGTATTCGTACGGCTTTGCTCAGCAATGTCGCCTCATTAAATTCAGCATTTGAAATGTTTGAGACAACTAAACTCTTATCAAAAAAAAGAGCCTCATTTGAGACTCTGAAAATCGATTTTGACCAGGAATAGTCTTGGGGTCTAGATCTTGTTGCTGCTTGTTCAAAGAGACTAATCAACCCTAGGCTCACACCCAGCTGATGGTTCATATTCAGTTTGAGTTGAATATCATGCGAAATAGCACAATCCACAATAAACTCAATTGCACCTAATTGATCAATGCCCACAACATTAAGTTCAGGCTCAATACGTGTTTGCGCAGTAAAATCACTTTGAGCTAGCTGGCCAACCAGTGCTGTTACTTCAATATTTACAGCAGTATTGGTAACTACATCAATTTGATTAAAAGAAGATTGGTGTGCAAATACTCCAGCCAAGATTCCAACATTTACTTCGAAATCAATTTGCGCTGATACTTGATCCTGATCACCAAAATTAAGATTGCTATCACCAGTGATTAAATCTTCGAAATTCAGAATTACATGATGCGCATCCTGAGGGATGTAATTAGACACATAAATCCCCTCATTAAATTGATGGTCGGATCTTAAAGCTGTTAATCATTAAAGTACTGCCAAGGGGTAAATCTGGATTGGCCAAGGTAATGTGTGTGCCCACTTCTAGATCTACGTACACCTTGCCAGAACCGCTATAAATACGCGCCCAAGTTGCCACTCCAGCTTTAGTAACCAAAGCTGCATCAGTTTGCTGAAGCTCAATATAATCTGCGCCAAGGGACTTAAAACACGGCTTGGGCAAAGTTAATGTCACCAATTTTGCAGATTGATTTATGGGATCTGTTACATCTGCAGGTTTGCCATCATCAAAAAAGACAACGGTGGCATTTTGAGTACCACCATCGAGAAAATTTACGTGTGCCTGAATTGCGGCAAGCCCAGCTTCCAGAGAGGTGTTTACACTCATTTCGCCACCACTTTGTCAGAGATTACGGCGTTGTAGTTTTGCTCTGGATCAAAACCCACAACAAAGCATTCAAGTCCTGCTGCAATATTTCTAAATGCATATGAACCATCTTGTTTAGATCGTACTGTCCACAAGTGAGTTTTATCACTACGTTTAAATGCCGAAACCTCAACGCCCGGGTAAATCACACCTTTCTTTTGTGTAAATCCCTTGATTTGTCCCAAACCCTGGTTTGTATTTAGCACAGTAATAATTGGCTTTGGCGTCATAGCAACCACATAACCAATTGCTTGCAGCTTTGTATGATTTGGCTCATAACCACCAAAAAAGATTCTAAAAACTTTAAGCAATTTTTATCTCCTCTAATGGCGCAGCTATGTAAGTAGCTATTGAAGAGCTACCCTCAACCATGGGGTGAATAAGAATCGTCGATGCTAAATCGATATCACTTGTGATTGATGGGCTTGTTGTGTGTGTATTTGCCGGTGTGTTTGTGTTTGAGTAGCGACACAAATATGCACCATAACAATACCCCATAAACTGTCGTGTTTCTTGAAGCTGCACAGCGATCGGATACGCAGATGTTGTGTTAAAGTCTTCAATTGAGCTGGGATAAAAAGAGTTATAAGCATTATTAGTATCAACTAATTTGTAATTAGAAACAGAGAGATTTGTGTTATTGTTAAAATCAACCTTATAGTTGCCAACCCACGCCTCACCATAGCCAGTTACACTTGATACACTGTATTGATAAGCTTGACCATAAGCTGATCGTGTTGCATCTCCATTGGAGGATTTCCAACCTATAAGCACTGGATATTTTAATTTCTCATGTGAATTGCTATGTGGTAAAAATCCATTTACAGAAGCTCGCCAAGACGAGGTTGATTGCCAGTTCAATGCTAAAAAATGATACTTACTACCGATGATTTTAAATTCACCGAATATCGAATACCCTTGACTAAATGAATAATTGTCGTAAGAAGCAGTACGAGAGTCTGTGAAATCCCATGAGAACTTTTCAGGAGAAGCAATATTTTTGGTGGATTGTAAACAATTAGGATCATTAATATTTCCGGTTATTACATCATAAGATTTACCAATGCACGGGGATATATTTGATCGTCGGGCCGAGTTATTTTCAAAACAGAGTCGTATGTAAAAGTCAGTCTCATCCAAGTGCTTAAACTTATAGATGTGAATATTTAGTTGTTCATAAACCAGTTCCCATCCTAAGGGCGCGACAATTGTTGTAAACCCTCCTGCTATTGATATTGGCGCATCGTCAATTGTAACGGTCAACGAGGTTGCGGCAACACTATCAATTACAAACTCCCCACCGTGAATTGCCGCTAAAGGCCCAGAGGTGACTTTCAACACACGATCAGCGACATAGCCATGGGAGACACCATACTCAAATGTCACTTGATTGCCCGCCACAGAAACACTTGCTACAGTTTGCAAGTTGTAGCCTAGAGCCAATATACGTTTAAAACGATCGGGGAATAAAGTTTTTGAACCGGCACAAAAATCCAAACCCACATCAGAAAAATCAAATAATTTAGTTTGTGTTTGCTTCATCGCCATATTCTTTTACTCATAAAAAAGACCGCAATTGCGGCCATATTTGAATTGGATTTTAAACAACACGGTCAATATCACCGCGCAACATAATCTGGAATGAATCCGAAATTACAGCAGGTTCAGACTGTTTTACTGTTCGAATCACCCATACTGGAAAGTTACAAGCAATGGTATTAAATCGCAAAACGTTACCATTGGCCCAACCGCTCCCCCAACCTTCTTTTTTAATTACAAAGTAAGGTGCGCCAGTCACTGGGTTAATTGGAGAAAAGTCAGTGTTAATAGTTCCTGTTGCAATTTGACCGGTATATTCACCCACACACTTAAAGTTAGTGCCATCAGTAAACTGAATATACCAGTGTTCCTGAATTGCACCCTTATTGGTGACCTGAATGGGATACAGTGCATCATTGTAATTGGCACTAATCAAGGTACCAGTCGGCTCATCCAACCATTGATTCGACCAGGCCTGCTGCACGAATTTTCGAGTGTACCGTGCCTGCATATCATTGATGACCAATGCTGATCCAACGATTGTATTGTCCGAATCATAGTTATGGGTTAATGGTTTAGTAAAAGTGACTTGGCCATTAATTTGAACATCACGGATCTGCCCCATATCTTGATAACGATATTTGGCAGTTAATGGCTCAACCAAGCCCACCAGCGTAAAATCACCACCAAGCGTCACGCGACCATAATCATAATTAATGGTGTATAGGTCATAACCGACTTTTACGCCGTTTGCATCTTCAATCTCACACCACGCAATACGTTGGTCATTTAAATCATAAGTTGTTCCTGCAATTGCACTCGGTAACTCCTGCGACTTGGTTGAGCTTACAATACCAATACCACCTACTCGAAAAATCGGCACACGACCATCGATCGGCAAACGTGTGGCTGATAAACCTAATAACTCAGAATCAATCGGCAGATAAGTATAAGCAATAGCGTTGTAGCGAACACTTGAAGAATCTACCCACACTGGCACATTGATGTAAGTCTTACTCGCTTCTTCATATTCTAGTAGCGGATCATACCAATTATGTGCTTCTATCTCTGTACGATTAGCAGCTGTGATTTCGGTTTTGGTATGGAAATAGATCTGCACAAATCCATTATCCCAGTTCACTTGGCCATGAGCACGAGATGTTTCAATCACCCCGTTTTCATCAGCATTCAATGTGAGCTGACCATGCTCAAGCGTGCCGACAACGACTGTCAATGACTGTACTCGCAGCGGAATGACCGGTGTGCGAAAGGCAATCTTATTGATTGGCAATAAATCCGTTGTCGTGGTCAATGACTGCAATTGAATACTGTTGTCAGCATTCGGCGTCCAACTATCAATTTCAACAACACCTGTACCATACTGAATCAAACCTGACTGAATACCTGAATTAGTGGCAGGATCCACATTGCGATACAGCAAACCAGAGCGGTCCAAGAAAGTATCCAATCCAACCTTAAAGCGAGCTGAACCCGTGAGAATCTGCTCATCAAAACCGGAGGACAAATCAACTTTGAGTTTATCTGCAGTAAACGTATGTGTAGCTGAATTTGAACCCGAGGTATCGCGATATTGAACTTTAATATCAACAGTATGAAAGGCTTTTAAAGTAGTCTCGCTACCAACAATACTAGATGTTTGTGGACTATAAAAAGTCATAGAAATCCCCTAAGCGGTACCATAAGTAACAGCTGCTTCAAATTTGGTAATAAACTGCTTGTAAACGGTTTGCGGTGTGACTTCACAAAGACCAGTCGAATAATTAATTGATCCTTGAACAGCACCTCGACTATTCACTAAATTCCCCAGCGCGCTGGTTACTGGAACATCGGTGAGCAAAACATTGGTTTCAAAATTTCCTGTCTCAGTAGACACAGGAATTTCCAACTCAACACTGTTGGGTTGAATCGCCGAACCAGTACCAATCGTGAATACCAACTTTTGACTCGAGTCCGGGATAACATCATTTTTGGTTTGCGTAAGCGAAGTACCGAAGTTATAGATCACATTAAAAGTTGTCGATTTCTGCGGTAACTTATTTGGGATGATCTTGCCTGTGCCTAATGCATAATTAATTGAACCCGTAGCATCGCCAGTAAATTTGCCTTGCGCATTCGAAGTAGCCGTTTTGGTTACACCTTCGAGCAACCAAGTAATTGTCACCCCTGAAAAAATACTTGCGTGACCAAGATCAAACTCAAATGCAGCTTTATCTACACTCAGATTTGAGCGTATAAAAGTGACAATCGGTGTTCCCCAATTCAGCAGAATCACACTATCCACATCAGGCAATGCGCCTGCAGTTAAAAGCCATGATCCTGTCTCGTAATTGATCATGCCTGAACCAAAGGAGCTATTTGCTGCTCTTAACTGCCCTGATCCATCGTCCTTGAGCTCGTAAAACTTACCTTGTGCCATATAGGAAATAGACAAAGCACCTGGCGCAGGAATCGGAATCAACACACCTGACCAACTGGTACTTTGGTTATTCTGAGTCACTGGAATGGCACTATTTTGGTAATACTGATTTGGTGCAGCCGCTGGCTTGAACGTAATGTTTAAACTCATATTGCCGGTTGGTGCAGTAGAGGTCCATTTCACCAGTCCACGCTGATAGTCGATCGTACCGACTTGTGTACCCAATGAGTTCTTGAGCAAACCACCTTGATCTGTGATTGACTGGCCTTGCATGCTAAATGACACAGAACTTGGCATTACAGCTGAACCTATATACAGGTTCTGACTTTCACTCACGATTTGTGATGAGTAATTCACAGTAATCAAGCCATCACTACCCGGCACTAGCACAACACTTTCACCTGCCGCATTTACATCAATAATTGGTGTTTCACTTTGAGCAGATGGAATCAATTGAGTAAACATTGAATCAGCGTTAACCGTGTATTCACCCACGGACGCATTCGATGCCAATTGAGTAGATGAATAATACAAACCAGTATCAGCAACTAGCGTATCGCGAATAATAGTTTTAGATGCCTCGCCTGCATACCACTGACGTGCTGACAAGCCTACAATGTCACGCTCTAAAGGATCATTGATTTGGTAAGTCGCAACTATGTATTCGATTCGTTCCTTATCAATCACCATGACTGATATACGTGTTTCAACTTTGGTAATTCGAACATACTGTTCAAATTGAAGTGCTTTACCCTCATCTGAAATGAGTACGATCGTATCGCCAACATTTGCTTCAGTTTCTTCTGGGAACATCACGACTTGCAGTGATGACATACCCTGCCAATGTGTGTCTAGAGGTGTACCGGCAGTCTGACCACCTTTGGCCAAGTAGTTTTCAACTCGGTTTTGTGCAGCCTGGCGTTCGTCGGTCCATGATTCAGTGCTGAACAATAATGCTGATACGCTTGGATCCTTAGGAAGCTCTGAGACGAATACAGTGGCACCCATCAATAGATCAGTATCATCCGTGGTCACAGCCGGGAAGATTTTACGCATTGATACATCACCGACGGTACGATCTAGCTCGGAGATGTCATTGAATAGGTTGTTGCTCAACCCATCTTGTACAATCTGACCATTATATTTCCCACCTCCGTCGCTATTATCGGTGTCACGCTCAGCGTGATAGATCACTAAATCTTTGGTTTCAATTGGCATTACTCACTCCAAAATCTGAGCGTTAAATTCATAGGATCATCAAGTGATACTGGCGGGATTCCTTTAACGGGTGTGGCTTCTAAAGCACCATCAACATGATTAAAAACCACGTTAAATTTCCGTGTGTCATGCGCCCACTCAAACTGAATCTGAAACTGCTCATTGAGCACCGACCAGGCCTGCAACTTACGAACGACAGCTAATGAAGCCCACCCCATTCCACTGTCAGCTGGCTGCAAAGTAATTGGGCGCCCTGAGAGCTTGGTACCTTCCTGAATATTTGGTGTACCATCCATGGCGTACTCCAAAGACTGCTCTTTAGCCTTCCAGCTAAATTCATCAGACCAAAAAAAACCGTCTTCAATTGAGACGGCTTCTGCGGTTGAGATGCGTTTTATTTTCATGTTGATTTACTCAATGTACCCAACTGTTTAAGCATCGCCTCAAGGCTTGATTGACTCTCAGGCGATCCTGCTAGTTTCACTGTTTCATTACCTAATTTGAGTTCATATGAAATACTCTTCGATGAAGCCCCTAAACTACTAGCTTTGGTAGATACATTATTAGGCGCATATTGCTGCATACGCTCTAATTCTCGATTCACTTGCTCTACGTTGCTTAAACCACCAAAGAAACCAAAGCCTGATGATTTATAGCCATTCACACCTTTGGTTCCTTCATAGATATCTTTCGCATGCTGTTTAGCAGCTGCATCCGAATATCCCATGGCTTTAAGCTCAGCTTCGATATCCTCGGCATTTTTAGCCATCTTGCCTTTGGTACCTTTTCGAGTCCCATGCATACCGCTTGAAGCAGCACTAACCGCTTCTTCCCACGCACTTCTAACCGAATCAGCCTCTTCACGACCAGTTTGGCCAAGGTTACGGAATCCATCTTCAGCACTACTAGAAGCACGGCGTACACGATGAATTGATTCTTCAAGCTCGCCATAGCTTTTGACTGATGCTTTACCTGATGAATCAATTTGGACTTCAAGGCCAAGAGATGCAGCTTTGGCTTGAGTTGCAGCAATGACTGCCTGATCACCTGATGCTGCTGCAGCTTGCATAGTTCTCTCATACGCTTGTCGCAAGCTTTCAGCTGTAGCTTCTCCACTTGATTGAATGGTATTGAAATCTGCTAAGGCACTTTGTGCTGCAAGCTTAAGCTGCTCTTTTGTTTTGATCCCAAGGCGTTCAAAAGCTTGTTCTACTGGGTCCAAGTCTGCTGGTAATTGGGATACTACTTGGCGTACTGCCAACATACCAAGTTCAACTTGTTTCGCAGACATCTGCCCTGTTTTACCAAACTCCTGAAGTTTTGATATTGCTAGATCTACTTCATTTTGGCTTTGAGCTGTTTCAAGCCACTTTAACCAGGCTTGATATACCGCCTCTCCAGCTGCTTCTCCCTTTAAGCCTAAAGCTTCAACATTATTAGCAAAATCATTTAGAACTTTTGCATTACTATTAAATGCTTCGGTAACACCATTCTTTAGCTCATATAGATCAAGTTTTAATGTCGCCGCAGCTTTACGCGCTTTATCTGCTGACAGTGCTGCCTTTTCGGCACCTGTAGCATTTGCATCCCAAGTTTGAATAGCAACTTTCCCAGCTTCATCCAAAGTGACGATGTAACCCTTCGTCATCAGATCAGCTTGCATTACACCATCCATTGCACCGTTATTGGCTGCAATCGCGGCTTCTGCATAGGCTTGAACAGCATCTAACTTTTCTTGTTCATTTACCTTCTTCCCATCGAGTTCTCGCTGGCCTTCCAAGAGCAACTGGTCAACCAAGCTTTTAGCCTCAAGTAATGTTTGTGCATTCTTCTCTTCTTGGGTTTGCGCAGCTTCCTCTAACCGCTGCAAACCCTTAGATTCAAAGGCAACCGCATCCTTATCAGCCTCAGCGTAATATTCTTTAGCCTTGCTTTTCATCAAATCTGCATTTGATGCAAATTGCTTACTAACATCACCCCATGTGACTGCCGATAAGACACTATTCGCTGCTGATGCTAAGTCGAAGAATGCTCCTGCTAGGAGATTTACACCGATTTTTATTGCTGTTACGCCATCCGCAATAAAACCAAACGTAATAGATAGCCCTTGAAGTATTCGCTCAAGGAAACTAACTTGCTCTCCTGCTGCTGTTGCTTCACCTGTAAATGATGAAAGGACAGATAAAACATTGGTTAGCGATGTACTTAATATTTCTGTAATTGTTTTACTCAAATCAGCAGTAACTACAACCACCTCTTTGATTGCATCGTAAGCACTTGATAGCGCAGATTTAAGGCTTTCAAAAATAGATACATCAATAAATGAAAGCTGATCACCAATCCAAACAAAACCAGAGCCAACATCATTAAGTAGTATTTCAACAATACCCATATTATCAGCAAGAGTTACCAACCATTGCGCTACAGTTGCTGATGCCCCGTTCGCCTGATCCATGGTACCGATCAAAATTTGCCATTGTGTCGAAATACGCTGTAATGCATTTCCAATAGTTGTCGGAAATTTCGCATAATCCGCCTCAATAGCCGCAGATTGTTTATGAAGGCCATTAATAACCTTCTCCGCAGTTAACTCACCATTCTCTGCCATCTTACGCAATTCACTGGTGGTCACACCAAGTGACTGAGCCAAGGCTTTGGAAATCCCTGGCGCTTGTTCCATGATCGAGTTGAACTCGTCACCGCGAAGTACACCAGATTGCAAGGCCTGTGTAAGCTGAGTGATTGCAGCATCAGCCGAAGCAGCAGACCCACCACCTGTTTGGATGGCCATATTGATGGTTTTTGTGAGATCTAATGTTTGTTGCTGGGTCATTCCCATTTGCTTGCCAACGTCATTCACTTTCGTGAATAGGCCTGCTGTGGCGTCAAGGCTTGTATTTGTCATCAATGCGACTTGATGAACACCAGCCATGGCCTGGGTAAAATTACCGCTTTCACTTGTCGCAATGTTGATACGTGCTGAAAGATTTGTATATGAGTCAGCTACTTCTGCTAATTCTTTAATGCCAAGACCTATGCCAAGAGCAGCCATAGCACCAACAAGAGCCGTATACCCAGTCTTAAGTCCAGCAATACCTTTCTGAGCGGTTTGAGCAGCATTATCAGTTTCTTTTAAATTATTATTTGCCCTGCCAACTTCAGCGTGAAAATCGTTAAATGCTTGGTCTGCTTGCTGAACTTCTTTTTCAAGTTGATCGACTTGCCGCTGTGCGACTTCAATATCGGCTGGTGATGCATTTGTTTTGGAGAATGCCTCTAAATTTCGCTTAGCTTCGGTCAAGTCACTTTTTAATTGACCTAATGCTTTTTCAGCCTTATTCCCAAAATCAGTAAAATTACCTGCTGTGGATTTAGCATTATCCCCCGCATCCTGAATGATTCCAGTTGCAGCTGTTAGAGATTGAGTTAATTTATCAGCTAATTCAGTCGTGCCCTTTGGAATGATATTCCCAACTTGGCCCGACGCCGCTTCTGAAGCCTGTTTAATTTTCTCTGATTCAGACTTAATTGAATCAAACAGTCTTTTCGTTACATCTTCGGACTGCTTTGCAGCAGATACCAGACCTTTACTATCGCCATCAAGAATAAGTTTGAACGTTAGATTTTTTCCGGACATAGCGAACCTCAAAATTTAGGCATTAAAAAAACCCACATATCTGTGGGTTTTCATGAAACTGTCTTAAAAAAAGATTTTTTAATTAATTACTTGCAAATCTGATCCCATACCTTTTGAAACTCTGAAGAATCCATATTCTCACCCTCAATCGCAACTATTGCGGAACTAGCGATAAATCTTCTAAATCCAGTATAGCCACCAAAAGAATTTTTACTGTTAACCTCACCACAGAAGCCATTTTGATTTCTAATGGTTGCGCTATCTGGATCTTTTAAAACGGAAATTAGCGCTCTTTTGGCATCAATTTGCATTGATATTTCCTTATCATGCTGTTCCCTTTCATATATTTCTTGGGCTTCTTTTTCAGCTCTTTTAGCATCCCGTTCTTGTTGCAATTTTAACTCGGCTGCTGCACGCTGTTTACGTTCAGCGTCTTGCTTAACTAGTTCTGGACTCGCGGTTCCATTGGCTAGAGCTGCTTCTTCAGCATGTTTTAAAGTATTCCCTGATAAACTTAAAATGAGAATTGCAAATGCAGCAAACCACCCACCATGGATGGGAAATCCTGCAATTTCTCTAATTTTTTTATGAAATGGCGGTAGGACAGCAACCCCACCAACTACCATTAATAAGCTACCAAAAAAGCTATCCCCTATTAACGTTACGCCCCTTAAGATAAATATTAGTCCCAATACCCATAAAATAGTCGATAAAATTTTACTCTTCACCCCAGCATCCTCAATATAATTATTGATCACATATTAAGTGAAAATAGTAACTTACCTCAATGTTTACTTAGCTCATCTTGGAACGTTAAGAAGCCTTTCTTATCCGCATGGTGCGCTGCCCGAATGATATTTGAATCAAACTTTCCTCGGCTGCGTTGATACTTTTCAGCCGCCTTTAAGTAGCCAACAAAAGCCCCATAGGTCATTTGCAAAATATCCTCATGTCGATGGCCATACGCTATCAAGTACTGGAATGAATCAAACCAAGTTTGTTCAACACCACCTTTCTTCTTACGTATTTTAGGGCCTGGCTTAACGTCTTCTTTGAAATATGCACCATTTACTTCGATCACATGTTTAAGCAGATGACTAAACTCCAAAGGATCTGATTCAGCGAGATCTAATAGCGACTCCATTTCAGTGTCTGTACACATTGAGCAAAGTTGAAATACATGAGCGCCATAATCTTTTACCAAGCCAGCGCCGATTAAATCTGAATAATCACTTTGCTTTAGGCTGTCACGAATAACTGATGCAATCGGTGACCAGATATCAAAGTTAAAAATTTGAAGTTGCTTCACTTCTACATCATTGCCAAGCACTTTAATTTTGATCGAGCGATTATTCGCTAAAAAGAAATCATTCATGATTGAATCTCTAAAATTCAGGCACAAAAAAAGACGCTTAAGCGCCGTGGAGATTCTTTGTGCCTGAATGGGTTTAAGCTTTAGGAATTGTTACCACATGACCATATAGGCCCAGTGTTTCATCTGATCCTTTGCTGACATCAGATAATGCCTGACCTGAAATTTCAAACTGGCCAAGTTCTTCGTGAATCAGTGGGAATGTTGTTTCAGGTGATTTCTTCGTACGCCATAAGCGCACCGCCATATTGTTACCGGTCGCAGTGTTAATCCCTTTAAAGAACAATTCATATTCTTTATTAAAATCACTGGCAATGGTCGTATGACTTACTGCACCCGTGGTGTAAGTGGCTGTGACTGGCTCGGCAATCGACTCTTTAAAGATGACGGTACCAAACACAGCATCAAGCTCATATTTCGATTCATCAATAGCTGTTGAACCTGCAGTAAATGCAACAGCAGTTAAGCTATAGCCATTGAGCTTTATTTCTTCGCCAACTTTCACAGCACCAAGTGCTTGGTCAGTCACCGTATCACTTGCAACATCAGACTTCATGCCTGAAAGGATGTACTGAAGATTGGCATCATCCACTTCTTCAAGTTGCCCTGAGAAGTTAACACCGGTGGTCTTAGTTAGCACAAAGTCTGTTGTACGCTGACCGGATGTGCTTTCAGTGTGCTCAACCTGATCAGTTGTGATTTCAAGTTCAAATTCAGGCACGTTACCAATATGGCGCATTGCACCTGCTACACCATTTGCTATTTCAGATAAATAGAATTTACCTTGGAGTGAAATATAATTTTTAGCCATCGGTTTTCACCTCTTTAACGGGTTTATTTGGAGCAGATGGCTTCACTTCTTCAATGATTTTATCTGCGAGTAGTTTGCTGATTTGATTCTCTGACAGCCCACCAACAATATCGCCGGCAGAAAAACGCCCGACGGGTTGCCGGGCTTTATATTGTTTGGCCATGAATGACTCCTAAATAAATTTTTGTGATTCAAAAATAATAGTGATGTATGCAAACCCGGGGCTATAGCCATCACGAACCGAAATCAGATCTAATTCATTGCGAGATGATTGCGGCTTCCAACCCGAAAGAAGTTGAATTACTTTCTCAGTTAAAAGCCCAGCTTCATCACTGACTACCCGACCATCATTCTGCTGCGACTGAGCATTACGACACGCCACAGTCACGGCCCACTGTTGGCCTATCTGATTAATACTCCCTTTACCTGCGCTTGCTTTCTTGTCTATGCGTACAAAGTTAATATGCGCCGATGGAGTGACCTGCGACATTTCTGTGACCACTACAGAATTTAGCGGGGTATAAATCTGCTTAAATTCTGAAATTTCTTTCAGTTTTTCTGCAATCTCATCACGTACCGCGAAGAAGGTACTCATCTATAAAACTTCCTACGATATTTAGGATCATTTCTTCATCTGCAGAATTGATACCTAATTGTGTCCTTGGGGGATTCACCACCTGTTTTACTTTTCTGTATTGACCACCAACAGCAAAGGTAATGTATTGGCTTGTCTTTGGCAGAATCGTAGCACCGAAGTGAAGGTATGGCGCATAAAAGACGTTTGTCCCAACCTCAACACCATTCGACAGAACGTTGTATGTGTAAGAATTCATCAAACGCCCAGTATCCCGTAGCGTTTGACCACCTTGCATACCCTCTCTTCCCTTCATACTGGCACGCCAAGACACCTTCCATGGATTACCATCAACATCAAACCCACCAATGAATCTTTCTTGAACACTGTTTGTTAATGCCAGGCCAATGTCTTCATAAAGTCGAGCTTTTTCAGCATCAATATCCAGTAATTGAGTCATTACAGCACTAATCGCTGACTGATTAGATTTGATAGTTAACGCAAAAGCCATAGCTGCCTCACTTGATGCTAGGCATCATATTTAAGACATCGTCACCAAATACCCCACCACGATAAGTACTACCGATAGGTAAAGTACTTGGCTTCTTTGTAGGCTCATCATCAATAATCTCGTCCGATTCCTCAGACTGGATCTGTAAATGTGCCTTGTTTTCAGCCACGCGCTTTAAGAATGAGATTGCATCCTCATAGCGCTTTCGAACTTCTTCAGTTGGTTGCTGGAAGTACAAACGATAGCGTGCAATATCACATGCCATACGTTTCAAGTTACTTGGCACGTTGGGTAACGGCAAAGAATAACGGCCACCTATGTGACCGTTAATTTCCTCTGTCGCGTCCTGAATGGCATCATCTACAGCGGTGACATTGGGTAGCATCATTAACAGTTGCTCCAACTCACCACCGAACCGCGCTACCAAGTCAGTTTTGGTTGCATACATAGATCACCTACTTGGCTTCTGTAGCAGCCTTCTTCGCGTCGGCGGTTGCCTTTTTCAGGGCAGCGTCAGATGTAGCCAATGCTTTTTCAAGCTCTGTAACCTTCGCTTTAAGCTCACCATTCTCCTGATCTGATTTGACCTTTTCATCAGTCATCAGCTTATTTGCTGCAACAAGATCAGTATTGGCTTTTTCAAGCTCAGCTAAACGAGCGGGTGAACCATCAGCCTTAGGTTCTTCTGGAGCTTTTTCTTCTTCAATAACCCCAGATGCTAAAAGGGCCTGAAGTTGTTTAGCTTCAAGCCCTGTGATTTCTTGGCCTGGACGAAAGTGTCCAAGCGACTGCTTTGCAATGTACTTCGTCATAATAATTTCCTTATACGAACCCGCGACCGCCTACCAGGCCATTCTTATTGTTTGGAATCGCCAATGGAGATGATTCAGCAAGCATTTGAATGCTTGAAGGGTTCTTTTCTTGCCATTGGCTTAGATAGAACTCTAGAGCTTGGCCAAAAGCTTCTACGTTTTGGATAGCGCAGTGAGCGATCCAGCCATTAGCATCAGAGATTAGACCGAAGAAGTCTTCCGGAATAAAACGATCTGGTGTACCGCCACCAATACTGTGTTGAACGTCATACGTCCAAATTTCAATGTTGTCGACCGTACCACGGAATTGTGGTTTATCCATCTGATCAAAGGTTGGAGTCAAAGGAACACTAATACCCGCATATGGTGCAATGAACTTCTCTTTAAACTCAGGATCTTTGATTAAAGTGTTGTACACCTTAGAAGTTGTCAACGCCATTGTTGGAGAAGTACCTGAATGTTCTACTGATAGATCAATCATGGTCTGGATATCTTTTACTGGTGTAGCACCCGCTTGCCCCCATTTGATCAATGGAGCAAATGTACAAGCAGCATTACGCTCATAATCTACTTCATACATTGGAAAGTCAGCAGAAGCGAAGGTTGTCTTGCCATATAGCAATACATCACGGGCAATCAGCAACTTTCGGTTTTCAATCGATTGACGTAAATATAAAGCCTTTTGCGCTTGGTCAATCAAGAGTAAATCAGCATCGCTTAAACGGTTTGAGCCTGTAGCAATCACACCAAATTTACGCAACTGGGTAATCAGTGCGGTATTTTGAACATCGCTTGGAAATACCGTCATCATCGGCTTTAAATATGCCGGCTTAACAAATTTAACGTTACCAGACTCACCAACTTTAATTTGGCGACCAGCAGCTGTAGGTGTAACGAATGGCGCGAGCGGCGTTGCTGTATTTAACTCACCCACTGGCACTTCTTTTTTGGTGTACGAGACACGTTGAGGAAAGAAGCGGTCCATTAACCACGTGTCTACCTTCTGTGTGGTATCCGTTAATAACACCAACTGCGGTACATCCAGTAATTCAACCGGTGCGTTCTGAAATGTAAAAGTTTGACTCATTGATTATTTCCCCACGACTTTACGAAGTTCGATTTTATTAATTAAGGCCTGGGCACGTACTGCGTCATATTGAGCTTCCGTTAACGGTGCACCATTCACCGTTACAACTGCAATATCAAATGCACCCTGTACGTAAATTGGCATTTCCAGACCATTGGTTGCATGGTAAGTAGCCTGCTCTACAGTCATATCTGTATTGGCAATGGCATTCCAATCACCGACGACGCCTTCTGTTACTACCGGGTGATCTGCAAGGTTGTTTGTAGCTACCTTCAACAAATCACCGCGTTTATATGCAGTCGCCGTTTTTACTTTGGCATTTTCCGTACGAACACCATCACCGACTACAAGTTGCGTAGTGGTAATTGTTTGAGTAATTGTGCCCATTAATTTTTTGCTCCTTGTTGAGCTGCAGCAAATTGGTTAAACGCATGGTCTAAGGCTGTACCTTGCTGATCGTCTTGGCCTTGTCGCGCACCTTGGTATCCATTCGCTTGATGGGTAAATAAGTGTGCGAATGCTGGATTCACACCAGGTGCTGGCTGTGCTTGTTGTTGCTGAACAGCTGGTTGTTGAATAACTGCAGAGAATTGCTTTAACTGCTGTGCCATAAATACGAATGCAGCATCATCCATATCGGTATAGGATTTCTTTTCTTCAGCACTGAATTGCTTATTCATTGCTGTTTCTAAGCTTTTAATGTCATCTTCACGCTTATCTGCTTTGAACTTTTTAAGTTCGGCTTGTGCAGCATCGCGGTCTGTTTCAGCCTGCTTTAATTTGGCCTGGGTTTGTTCTAATTCGGTCACGTTAGTGTCCTCTTTGGTTGGGGTAAACGTTTGTGGATTATGGCTTGCAGCTACAGCCATGGTGTTTTCATCTGCACCTAATGCGCAAAATGAAACTTCGCGAATACGACCACCACGGAATACTGTGATTGGTCCTTGCAAAGTCTTGCCATTTACAATGACCGTCTGATCGGCAGCCACCTCCTCGGTTTTTGCTGGCTCAATTCGAACTGACATCTGCCATGGAAAGCCATCGTCAGAATCCTGAGCAACCTGAACACCAAACTCATTACTCATCAGATCACCCTGCACAACTAAACCATCTTGATGGCTAATCGTATGGCTATTGATGGCTCCTGCACGTTGTCGGGAGCTATGTTCAAGTAATGCAGGGATACGACCTTTAATTTGCATGCTGTCCAAATCAAAGATGACGCGCGTCCAATACCAGTGATCCGTAATAACTTCACCGCTATATGCAATCCCTGAAAAGGTTCGCTTCTTTTTTCCGTCTTCAGCTGGATCAACACTTAAATCACCCAACCGAAAACAGTAGTGATCCTGTTTTTCATCTATTGGCATTTTCATGCTCCATAAAAAAACCGCCCTTTCGGACGGTCTCTAGTTAATTTCAATTTAATTTATCAATGCCTTCAGCGTGTAAACCATTTTCCCCTCAACCATCTCTATCGAAACAACTTCTAAAGAGACTCCCAAAGGTAATAAAACCCCTTCACCGGCATTCAACTTTTCAAGATCAATCCCCAGGCCATTAGCATTCTCAATGTGAATCATGATGTTTGACTGACCTGCCAAAAGCATTGGTGCATCCAAGGTCAACACCTTGCCTACTTCAAGTGAAGCTGCATAAGCCAGTGTGGTTGTGCCAGTAACAACATTTGAAGTGTTCTTAGCCACAGAATGAATCGCTCCCATATCCTGAACCAACCATTGCTTAAGCACCTGGTCAGCCTTAGATGAGGTTTTGCTATTCAAATAGCCTGTAATGGCCTGGTCATTGCCTTGCACATAATCCAAGAAAGTACGAATAGCACTTGGTCGAATCGACGGATCTAACGGAATCACCGTATTGGCCACCGAATCGAATAAGTCCCGAGTTTTTTCATCCATCGGAGCAAATAGACTCGTAAGATTTTTCGATGCAGCCCACTCAGCTTTGATGACTTCCTTCTGCTCGAGGAGGTATTCCTTATCTAGTACTGACACATTGATCTTTTTATCAACCAACTCTTCCAAATCACCAAATTGCAAAGGATGCGATGACCAGTCTAAGGCCTCAGCAACTTCAGGCAACTTATCATCCGGTGTAATACCGTATTTGAGTGCCTGAGCTTCTGTAAGTGCGATAACAGTACAGCGGCAACGGAATCCCAATGGCGGATAATGTGTCAGCCAAAATGGGTGATCAATCGGCAATACAATTCGATTCAATGCCAAATGTGCTGGGCGTACACGACTATCATCGATAGCCGAATACATCAGGTAAGGACGTTTGGCTTTATTTCGATTCTGCTGCTGCCATCGCCCATGACCATAAGCACTTTGGATATTGGTACGAAATACGGTATCTAGATAATGCTTAGGTAGAATAATCTCTGATTCTGCAATGAGTTTTTGAAAGTCGTTGAATGTGCCGCCATTGGCCAAAGTCTTATTCAGTGACTTAATCACTGTCTCAACTTGCTCAAGACTCGAAAGAAAGCTCACCGTAGTAGCCATCTGCCTAGTCTTTAAGTCCATTGAGTAAAACTCATCAGGTAGCACAATCTTTTTCTCATGCGCGTACTGGAGCGCCTCAAGGAACGTGACTGGTTGCATCTATTTCCCCTTAGCAGCAGTCGCATACCCCAATACATCTGCAGCATATAAAGCCTGATCTAAATTGGCCTTAAACTGAGATTCAGATACAGACGGAATCAACTGCATTAAATTGAATGCCAAGCCTTCAGGACTATCCGACTCAGCAACAAGTTGCTTAATCTGCTCATTACTTAAAAGCTGCAGATCCTTTTGGCCATCGGTTAATTCCTCAACTTCTTGCTGTTCAGCTGAAAGTTTATTGGCCTGGGCTTTAAAGCTAAATGCACGTTTAGGTAGAGCTGAGAATACTTGTTGAGGCGCATCTATAGCGGGTTTTAAATCACCTTCCTGTAGCCCATATTCACGAATGAAGTACTGATCTGAAAGATTTGCACCGGCATTTTTTAAATGTGTATCGCGAGTGGCCTGCTCGACGTTCAGTACTTTTTCTTTCTCGCCTAACTTAATTTTGTGCGGTTCCCAATTATTCAGAACACACAAAGCATTTACTACAGCCTGAACAGTTGGAGTCACTAAACGAATATCAGATTTAAGCTTATCAAGACGTACATTTTCATGGACCTTACCCAGGCCATAACTCCCTTTACCATCAGTACCACTAGTGAGCGTTTGACCGAGTACAACTTTTTGAATCTGCTGTATCAATGTTTTATTGAACATCTCAAATGCTGATCCTGCGGTACCATTTGCACCCTGAGCAGATAACACCTCAACGCTGTCTTTGGCATCAATCGATAGAATACTTTGAGCATGTGCATCTAAAAGCGCATGACTCATTGCTTCGGTTGTGATTTTACTGCCAACTTTACCCACTAGGATTGGGGTACCAAAGCGTTCAAGAAACTTGGCCCAAAACTTAAAGCCGTTTTGCTTAAAGAATGAAAGCCAATAAAGTGTTGCCAACATGGCTTTACCGTATGGCTGCTCATATGTGGCTTTACGACGTGTTAGGAAAAACTTAAACACCTGATCAACGACGAGTTCTTGAGAATTGCCTTCCTTACGTAAAATCAAACGTCCGTCATTCTTTGGCTCAAACCACTGCATTGGCTTTTCACCAATCCACTGCAAACCAATATAACCTTCGGGTTTAAGCTCATATACCGCTTCCTGTACTGCATAACCAAAGAACAAAGCATTCAGAGATGCAGCAGCAATTTCACAGTACCATTCGTCGAGTATGAGCTTTAACGTTTTAGAAGCAGCAGAATCACTAGGTTCCAACTGATAAGGTGTTGAAAGCAATGCATCGATGCGTGTTTCAACGGCCTGGGCAATTTCATCGTCATCTAACAGTACACGTAGCTTGTGGCGAGTAATGCCAGCTTTACGAAGTACTTCATCGTTATCAGGCTGACGGCCAAAATTGGTTAGAAAATTAAAAACAGCTTCTTGAGAGTACAGACTCCCCTTGGACAAAGCCTTTTTAGATTCTTTGCCCTTTTTAGACTTTGCCATGTCAGCACCTAATTAAAAGATTCGATTACCAGCAACATAAGGTTGCTTAGTCTCTTGTTCTTGCACATCACTAAAGCAGATCATCACGCTATCAGCTCTGTTTGGTGAAGCCGCACCTGCAGGTTGTTTATTGACTAATATCTTCCCTGCACCATTTTTGGTGTAGGTCGGCTGAGATAATTCCACGGTCAATGCTTTCAGCTCAGACTCATTCAAATCATCAGAACTAAGTGAAATGATTGAATCAGGATCGTATTCCATGCCATTCAATGCCCTATATGTATTTTGGAAACGCATACGAAGCGACCACCACATTTGAGCTTTGAGGTTGGCAAAGAAATCAATATTCTTACGAGCTTCTACCATTTCCTCATCAGGCTCATGAACTGAACCTGAACCTCTAAATGGATCAGTTTGAATCTCAGCAATACCTTGATCCTCATTGCGCTCATTAATGACACGTGCATCGCCACGGACACCTGCGCCCAGGCCATCGGCATCATAGAGAAATGCTCGAATATTCAGATCCAAGCAGATATCAATTGCCTTCTGAGTTGTCCCAAAGATGTCATCACCCTTACCAGACCATGTGTCTAGATAATTCAAAACAACACCATGACGTCCTGCAAATGAGTTTTTATCCTTACCCTCATCTGCAACGTCTAAGCCACCAATTCGATCACCTGAAGGACGTATATCGAGTTTCTTATGAGCATCAATAGCAGATTGAACCCAAGCTGATGGGATCAAGACGCCTTCGACCGATGCTGCATAGTTAATATCTACTTCTTGAGCCAGTACCACATCATCTAAAGTGGCTACTTGCTTTTCGTACCATGGGTAGATCAACTTACCTCTCAGCTCAACCTGCCAATTCTTATCTGGATTCAAGCGCCATGGCATGGTAAATACAGCATATCGACCACTGAAACGATCCTGATAAAAGCGATCACCAATACCATTTGGAGTAGATCCTTTGATATGTACGTTGGTGTTTTGAGATATCGCAGCATCTACTGCTTCCTGACGCTCTACGAATGCCCATTCATCTAGAAAGTACATTGTGGTACGTCCACCACGACCAATGTTGTCACCGGCTTCACCAGTAACAGTTGAGCCATTATCAGGATTAATGATTCGAAGGTAGTTATCGTGGACTTTCGCCACAAAACCTTCAGGCTTCATCCAATCAGGGAGTTTTGAAAACATATCGCGAAATTTGTGTAATAACGTCTTTGGATCGCCTTTCTTATCCACTAGATCCTCTTTACGACTTCCCACACCACCGGCAAAGCCATCAACATACAACCAGCGGTGTAAATAGAATCCGAGTAGCACGTAACTCATTCCCTCATCTCGCGACTTTTCAATCAGTCCATGGGTTTGGGTACTTTCACGCTCTAATAGCCAATGAACCAAATCGACCTGACCAGGCCGCAACACAAATGGGATGTTGGCAGGTAAACCAAAAGGCATACCGCGTGGATCGTATGTCCAGACCCAATGATTAAACCAATGAATCGGATCTTGACTGCATTTGTATATTTCGGCCTGGCGACTTAATTCATTCTGTTCAATTAAAGCTCGGTAGTAATAGCGTCTGGTCATTTCAGCTATTACTTCGGGTAAACGAGTGTTTATGGTCCACTCTTTAATGAGCGGTGCTATTTCCTCAATTGAATAACTCATAATTTGCCATTAATTGCTAAACGCGAAAGCTCCTGAGCGCTCATTCCTGCCAGTTGCTCAGGTGTATAAGCCGGCAGTGCATGTTTATGCTCTGTTTCAATCGGATTGCCACCTTTGCCCGTAATCTCTTGCTTAGTGATACGACCATCAGTTTCTTGGAATGCTTGCTTTAGAAGGTTTTGTTTCGCCCGTTTATTTCGACCTGAGTCTTCATACATCTTTTGAAGTTCCATGAGTCGAAAAGCCTTATTCGCAATCGCAATATCTTCGATATTTTTTCGAAAATCTTCGCGAGTTCGCTTGAATAGATCCTTGAGTTTTTTACTTAGATTACGTCCAGCCACTTTAGTTGGGTCATAAAGTGCAACCTGTTGACGGGTAATTTCAATCTTATAATCTTGCTTTACAGCTTCTACTACTTGTTGAGGGGTTTCAAAGCATGCAAGAGACTGAACAATAAACATTTTTACAGGCTCTTTTAGTGCTGCCATAAACACCTCTTTGTATAGCTACGTATAGCAAGATAGGCAAAAAAAAGAGCCTTTCGGCTCAGTTAATCACACAGTTTCCGCAACACGCTGCAATGTTTTTCTCCGATACAAATGGAGCATTTTTAGCAATGTCCAATAATCGCTGTACTGAGCTATCAATTCCGTGTTGACGTATTTCACCAAAGAACACTTCAACATCATGGCCAGCTAAGTAATGCTTCGGTAAGCCAGTCGTATCGCTATAAATGATCTCACCATCTTCATCGCGTTCCACACCAATGTGATAAAGCTCGTGTTCTATCAAACGGCAGAATTCACGATCAGAGGTTTGCTCACAAAATGCTGCATCAATCGTAATTAAGTACTGAGGTACAAAACCAAACCAGTCTCGCATTTGTTGTTCTTGACGGGCTTTCTTCCATCCGCCTTGGTTAAACATCACCTTTTCACACTGACCGAGTACCATGCGCTTTTTGGCCATAGCCGCTGAAGAAGCCCAAGCAAATGCCAAAAACTCTTCATTGTCGTGAATCAGCTCAGCGATATGATCATGGTCTGGGTTATGTAGTTGACCACCCATCGTCAGATAATTATCTTTCACCCAGGCCAGTAATTCTTGTGCTGGTGCAAGGCGTATAGCGTCTTCTTCCTCAGCCTGATCCATAAGTTCAGTCGGTGGGAATGGTCTAAAGGGATACATAAGTTTAGCTCCTGTTATTGAGCGTGACTTAATCCTGCTCTAGCTTCGATAATGATTTTTTGAATCTCTTCACGACGTTGTTTTTTCTTTTCGTGGTAGATCCATATTGTGGAAATAAAGACACTTATGATTAAGCCACCAATCAATAATTGCATTCTAGTAAAGGTCATTTTTTATTGCTCTTATAATGTCATTTTCACCTAAATTAAGCATTTCAATATTAAAACTTAATGGCAATTAATGACAAAAACCCGTCAATTAATGACGGGTCATTTAAAGAGAAATTAGATTTAAATAATATTGATATTACTAGCTTGCTTTCCCTTTTTTCCATTCGTGATTTCAAACTCTACTCTTTGGCCTTCACGTAAAACCTTAAAACCGTCAATTTTGACCTCACTATAATGTGCAAAAAGATCCTCTCCTGCATCACTAAGAATGAACCCATAGCCTTTTGCTTCGTTGAACCATTTGACGGTGCCAGTAGTTAAATTTGTCATTACTTATCCTTAGATGTTTTAAATATTAATGATGAATACGCTTGTTTAATCTGATTAATAATCAAGCTATACCAATATAAACAATCAATCTAAAACATCCTGATACATATGTTATTCGTGTGTTGAAAATTGGATTTTAAAAGTAACCTATCAAGAGTAAAATCGTTGTTTAATTCAATAAATTATGCCGAAATGCAAAACAGTTCAAATTACTTATTCTGCATTAAATATAAGGTATCAGCATAAAAAAGCCCCACATATTCATGTAGGGCTTCACCCAATTCATTTGCGCTGATATGAGCCAGCGGATTATAGGGCTATTTAATTAAATATGCATTTAAAATATATCTTTAAATCATATTGGTATTAACTATCGATTCAACTGTGTGTATGCCCACTTTAAAAATCTATCTTTATCATCAAAGTTTGGGACATTGATTAAGTGAATGAAATTTACTGCACCAAATTTACCCGCTATCTTTTTAGGATCGACTATTTCAAAATCATCATCATTACCTAAATTCAGTTCTTTAAAAAACTCAAGAACCTTGTTATGCAAACCTTGATGTGAATGTTCAGTTCGCTCTATTAGAAAATCATAAATCTGGCTTAAAACATGTAATTCAAAATTTTTATTCATGACTTTCTTCTCATAATTGTTAAGGTTGAAATTCCAAACTAACGGATATTATGAGAAAGTTAAAGTAATCAAACATCCTGAAACAATAAGCTTTGAAATATCTAACTTATAATAATTCATCTTTTTTTAAAGCTTTTAACCAAGCCGTTGCACGCCCCATATTGATATCAGCTAATTCAAACCTGTGAAATCGATATCCCAATTCTTCAGCATGGTCATAACGATCCATACTCCAAGCCTTCGTTGCAAGTTTACCCTTACGACCGCCAGACCATGGACCAGTTGCTATTTCAATTAGCATGCGATGTTCAATAAGGTGTAAGTCAAAACGCCAGTGTTTAGTGCTTTTGAAATGAAAGTATTCCTCATACTTCATTTCCATCCGATCTAATATTTCTTTTAGTCGGTCGAATGCTTCTAAGTATTTTTCACTGGCTTTAGGTAATGGCCTGGTACGTGTTTTCTTTTTATGAGGAATCTTTTTAGTTAGGGTTTTATATGCATCAGGTTCCATATTTCTCCCATAAAAAAAACCTCCCGAAGGAGGTTTGATTTTGCAACTTACTTATATCCATTTAATTTGAGCATTTCATACTGTGGTTTAAGCCTCTTCTTTAATTCCGCCAGCACTTCCTCTTTAGGCACAAACGTTCGTTTTTGATTCATCATCTCGTTTGCAACATAGATATTAAAATCAAAGTAATCCATATTGTTATTTAAAACTTGCGATAGACGAACCTTCGATAAAAGCCCCGGGAATAAAAGATCCATATCTTCTTTTTTTTCAATCCCCAAGTAGACATATTGTTTCCACTTATCCGTCTGCAAGTTTCTAACATAAATACTGTCATAAGTAGTACTTATTTCACGCTCATACATAACGCTTTGGCTGTGTACAGGCACAACACAAATTTCACCATAATCAGATAAATAATTTATTTTAGGCTTTCCGAATGAAAAGGCACCAAATTTATGCTGCATTAAATCCCCGCCCATTAATGCAGTCTTAGTATTTTGCTTAAACTCTTTTTTACTGATCCACTCACCCAAAAAAAATGTATCTTTCTTAGAAATGGCTCCTTTAAAATTCATGGGGTAATACATAGAGTTTGAATATTCTAATATTGCATCTAGATCACGCACATCATAATTTTTCATTTCCTCTGAAGCTTTTGTTTTGAAGTATTCGAACTATCCTCACACTTCAGTTCATTCGCTTTTAAGGGTAAAGATAAAAGCATTCCAGCAATAAGTAGTATTTTTTTCATTTTTTTAATCTAAAATATTTTCTACTGGAATATACAATTTTAACGCCCTTCAACTCAACTATAATACAAAGCTTCACGCAAATTCTTAATGCGTTCTTTCAACTTAATCATGATGCCATCTATTGCTAGCATTTCATTTCGCGTCAATCCTGTTCGACTTAGATTCTGATACTTTGACAGCTCAGCACTGCAATATTCTAAGTCGTGTTTTGCTTGTACTTTGTCCGTCATGGCTCAATCTTTTTTTTAGATGCTACATAAACACCTTCGTTAAACGCGATCGGCTTACCTTCAACAATGTCTTTCTTAAACCACTTAAAGCACAACCCGTACCCAAATAAGAATGAAACTAAACCCACTACGATATAAGCCATACCAACCACCAAATAAGAAAAGAAAAACCCCTCAACATTAGAATGTGAAGGGCTGTTATGCGCCGTAATACGTTCGGCAAATTATCTAACTTCTTTCAAACAACTACGACAAACTTTTATCTCATCACCATCGATTGTGTGGTCAATCTCCGTCACGTCATGCAATCCAAATAAGCACATTAGAATTCGGATCATTGCTTTCCCCTATACAAAAAAAAGCCTACTTTCAGGGAAGTAGGCTCGAAGGATTACCCGTTAGGGTGACAGAAACTACAGCAGTTTCTATTGATTATTTTCCAACCTGTTACATAAATTTACACTGGCGAAAAATGACAATATTTAAAACCGCATGATTTTTAATTCATTGATTTTGCAACCCAATTTACAAACTTATCCTTATCAAAGAATTCCGGTGCAGCATCTGCATATATCTTTTTTTCGACTCCATTAAAAACACCAAAATAAGTAAATGGTTTATATGCAATGAATCTATCTTTTGATGATTCATGAAGCTCTTCAAAGAAGATATACAACTGCATGTATTTACTTTTTGACTGAATATTTGGCTTCATACATACGAAATTATAGATTTGCTCAATCATTAAATGCGAATTCTTATCTGGCATCTTAAACTAAAACTATAGTAAAACAGTCAACTATATATATCACACAAATATTAAAAATAAATATTTATTTTATATCAACTTTTTTAATATATTTAAAATATATATTTAAACATCATTAAGCGAAACTTTAAATTTTTGACAAAAAAATACCCGCCTAGGAAGGTCGGGTATATCAACTGTTAAATTTCATTAAAAAGCCTAATCAACGGACTAGGCTATTAGCTTGCATATTTAACTAAATAGGTTCAGTGAATTACTATAACTTCGTCCACTATAGCAGAAATATGCCATATCCTGTCCGGACAGTCAAATAATTCTTAATCGCTTATCATGCCCATTCAAAAAGTATTTTCCTGCAAAAATCATGCTATCCAAAGCAGTTCTTCCAAATTTAAATTGATACTCCATTTGACGAAGCGACATCCCGCGCACATTCTTTTCAATAAAAAGATTAACTGCTACTTTGGCTGAGTCGCAAATACGTGGCGAATACTTTAGGTCAATAATTATTTTGCGTACTTCTTCAGCTTCAAAATCTGAGATGGTGCAAATTAATTGATTTTTTCTCGGTGCGACCCCTTTATTGTTCTCACAAATTAACCAGTAAATTTGATTTATTCCCAATGTATCTGGAGCATTCCCTGATTTCATTCTGCAGGTCTGAATGTAAGCACCATATTGTTTAAACCATTCTTCGGCTGTGTATTTAGACCAATCCATTACTTCTAGCTTTGCCGCTGCATTCATCCTAAATCCCCTACCATTTTCTCAATCTGCTGAATTGCTAAACCTGACTTCACTTGCTCTGTACTAAACCGTATGACTTGATAACCCAGCATCGTCGCTGCGTTATATTTCTGCATATCACCGATATATCCTTTACCCCTTGTATGCCGTCCACCACTCCAAATACCACCTTCAACCTCTAGCAAAATCATTCTTCCCTTTAGATGGAAATCAGCTCTCCATTTACGGCTCGGGTGAAACTTAAACTCTTGCTCGAAATCTATCTTTAATGCTTTAAGCTCCAGCGCTAGTTTCAATTCAAACTCATTCGGTACCTTTTGACTTTTAACCTTAGGTCTTTTGCTACCTCGTTTAGGTTTGGCACCACCGATCATTTGTTTATATTCAGCAATTGAGTAGCTGATCACTACTTCACCCCAAATAACTGCTTTGTTTTGTTAGTAGCGGTATAAGCACGTTCTACTTGCTTGCCATTACTCTGCAGATACCCTGCTTCTACAAGTTTCTTAAGATGTAAATTTAATTGGCAACGGCCCCAATCAGTCACGTTTTCCTCAAGCTCTAAAGCAGTCACCTCACCAGTAGAAAATGCGATGTATACAAGTACGTTTTTAATCTCTTCAAATTTTTTAACGTATGACGTATTCATGCTGCACCGCCTGTTCGCTGATCTTCCCAATTGCATTCCACTGTGACCAGGCCATCATGTTGAAAACGAGACCAAAGACGATCACCTAGATCTTTTTGCAACTCCTCAATTGTCATGTTAGAAATCAGCATAGTTGGTTTGGCTTGGTCATAACGTGCATATAAAACTTTGTGGACCAACTGGAGTCGATTTTCATAGCGGTCATGTAAACCATATTCATCCAAAATCAGTAAGTCATATTCCGTAAAACGGTGAATTGCATTAGATTCGTTGTCATCAGCTTTTTTCCATGCATTGGCAATTTCGTTACCCATGTCTTCAGATGTGATGTAACGAGCGTATTTGCGAGACTGCAAGACATTACGTGCAACAGCACATGCCAAATGCGTTTTGCCTGTACCGGTACGACCAACCATGATCAGATTACGGTTCATTCCCTCATTAAAATCTTTCGTGAAGGATGTGCATTGCTGCTTGGCATTTTGCTGACCATTGTTTTCAACTAAGTAATTTCTGAAACCATTGTTAGCATGACGTGCCGGCAACTTGGCTCCTTCAAAATGCTTTTCACGAACCATTCGATTTACTTCGATCTCATGATCCTGATGGGCTTTATTCAATATTTCAGTTGCACATTGCTTGCAAATTGCAGTACGACCAACTAAGACTTTTTGAGCTCGGTGTGTTTCACAGTATTCAGAACTCAACTGGATCTGCGCATTTAAAATTGAGGCGTTCATAGCAGTCCTCCACAGTCGATATCACTTGCAGGTGCATACTGCTGTACTTCACCCCAAGCATCATTTACGTTTCGAGAGTTTTGTTTTTCAGTGGTATGTGTTTTCGTTTTTGTTGCTTCACGTTCAGCCTTGGCCAATTGTTTTTCAAATTCCTGAAAAATCCATTGTGCAAACTTACGAAGTTTTTGGTTGTTCGTGATTTGGTGATTATTTTCGTGGTGAGCATTGAAGTTCCCAAGATGGAATTGAAAATCTGCCATGCCTAGAATTTCAGAAACTCGTTGAGAGTATTTTGTAGTTTTCAAAGCGAATGCCAGCTGCTCAAGATCTGGTGTCCACGAATCCACGTTTTGATTTTCTGCGTGCGCGTTACTGTGTGTGTTTATATCTGTTGTATTCTCTGTAGGAACGAATTGCGCTTTTGTTTGCTCCCGAACTGCGCTTTCGTCAGTTGGGGAAATTACACTTTGTAAGTTCGCCAAAATCATCTCTGAAAGCCACTCGTCAAAGCGTTCTTCGTTAAATTTGAAGTACAAGCGATGATCTAAACGCTTATATGTTTCTGAGATTAAACCTAAGGCAACAAGCTTCTTTCGAGCACTCACTTGTTCTCGATATGACAAGCCAGTTTCTTCTTCAATTTGATCAGAAGTCTTGTACACGCCTAATGGGCTATCAGTCTTATCTGACCAAAAAACCATTTGGCCAAGAAAGATTCCTGCCTTCACACAGCCAATGTATTTACCTAGCTTGGGGAAATAGGCAATAGGTTGCCCTGTGCCACGTAGTGACAGAATATGGCTCACTGCTCACCCCTTGTTTCATTAATCCATATAAAACGTCCAAACATCAAAATCATTTCTGAACGCAGTAAGCTTGAGATAATTTCACCGGCATACCAGGCCGAGATCCGATGTTCATTGGTGAGCATTTCGATAAACTCATCACGCGTGACTGCAGCATTGGCTTCGTCACGATTAATCTTGCGTAAGTTGGCCTTACGGATGTCCAATAAACCATTGAGCGTGCGTAGCGCTGGGTCATACCAACTCTGAACGCCTTGCAGGTGTTTATGCTCAGGCTGCTTTTTAATTGCCTTGTTGGTTATCATGGAACCTCCGCAAGCGCTTGTTCAGCAGTAGTCAAACGACGTTTAGCCAAGACCTCTGCAACTGTTGCTGGACGTACTAAATGGCTCAGCGCAAAGTTGTGATTTCCATCCAGTAGCACACCATCACCTTGGACTTTATGTACGGTCATTAGATGGCCTAGTTTGATTGGGTCTGTGAAGACCACGACGTCGCCGGTTAAGAAATCTGTTTTGTTATCACTGGATTGTTGTGTTAAATTTAATTTGTTCATTTGGTTACCGCCATTTCCAATTTGAGCACTAGAGCCTGATTTCCGAGATCAGGCTTTTTTATTGCTCGACGCATTTGTTTATTTGAGCTTCAAGCTCGGCCAATATTTCGTGCAAAAAATGGATGACCTTCGACATATCTATCGCTTCACCTCGGGTGATCCGACCGTCTGCCATCATTTCTTTGAACTGCGCACATATATCCCCACCGCCCATTCCAATACTCAGCACTAAGTCTGTGAGCGCTGTATCTCGACACTCGGGTATGCATGGCAAGTTGATGGCCACTTTTCCGTGTTGAGCATTCAGTCTTTGCAGAATTCGGTAATCCCCTGTTAGCTCCATAAGTTTTGAAGCCTCAAGCAAGGTGATGTGGTGTGTTTCCGTATTGGGGTTTACTTTGCTGTTCAGTACCGCTGGGCTTTTGATGCCCATTCGTGGCGCTAATGCATTCGCTCCACCTTGGTAGTCGTGAACTGTGTTGTAAGCAGCATCCAATATGTTCATATCGGTGTCCTTTGAACGTGGTTATTGGAGGGCTGGGTTATTACCATTTTGGTTATTAGGAATTTGATTAGGATATAACCCAAAATGTTGAAGTACTTCCATTTCAGAAACCTCACCATTACTAGCTGTAGACAATGCTTTACGCAGCGTTTTACGCGGTTCTTTATATCCATACAGCAAATGTGACTTTATATAACCAACTGTTGTTCCTGCATCTTTTGCATATTTTTCTAAATCTTCTGGGCTTTTATTAAGAATAAAGTCGCGGAAATTCATAGATTGATCCTCTCGTATCAATCCAAATATTACCTTTTAGGTAATGTAAATACAACCTTTTTTCTTGTTTACCTTTTTGGTGATGAAACTACAATTAACAAATGTGACGTGTCACAACAATTTCAGGAAATTTATGGACAGCAAATCAATTAGATACCAAAACACTCGCTTACTTGTTGATCAAGTTGGTGGTGTATCCAGTTTTGCTGACAAAATTGGGAAAGGACAATCTCAAACAAGCCAATTTGCAGGCACAAATCCAATTAAAGGTATTGGTAATAAAGTTGCCCGAGAAATCGAGGATGCTTTTGGTAAGCCACATGGTTGGTTAGATTTACCGCAAGAAGGCACACAAAATATTGAAAAGAATGTGTCAGATCCAATCCCTTTAATTGGGAAATTAGTACCAGTAATTTCATGGGTACAAGCCGGTGCATGGACTACTGTTGATTCTGTTCCTGCAGGCACACAGTTTGAGGAATGGTTACCGCCAAATCCTAAATGTGGAAAGAATGGCTATGGTTTGGAAGTGGTTGGAGAGTCAATGCTCCCCGACTTTCGGCCTGGCGATAAGATTTATGTAAATCCTGACTTTCAAATAACAGATTTAAAAACAGGTGATTTAGTTATTGTTTCTTGCCAAGGCGATAGTGAAGCGACGTTTAAGAAGCTTATCGTTGAAAGCGGAAATATGTATTTGCAGCCTTTAAACCCAGACTGGCCAGAAAAAACCATTGCTTTAGAGGATGGTTGTAAGTTAGTAGGGAAAGTTGTTGGGTTGTATCGGGATGTTTAATTAAATCATTAAAAATACATTTATAAGCTGTGCCACCTACACAGGCTTTTAAACTAGACAGGGTAGAGAGAATATGCGGTGGAAATAAATATGGCTAGTAGCTTTAAGTTTTATATCAATAAATAGCCAAATAGTGAGAGTATTATGACCAATTCAAGTGAACCTATTATACAAGCAGCAATTATTCATCGAATTTTAAAGAAGAAAGATCAAAAAAAAGTTGATGCAACTTCGCCGATCATTCGTTCTAATCTACACATTAATAATGAGCAGACAATTAAATTAATTCAGTTTTTAGATCAAGAGCTTGGAAAATATGGTTTTGCGCATTCAATATCATCTAAATTTAATGAAAGTACAACATTTAGTAAAATTATTAATGATTATTTATTTAATAAAAATGAGTTATTAGCAGAGGATGATGAAACAGAAACTGCTATCGACTCTGAAAATGAAGCTCAAACAAGATATAGGCGAATTACAAATAAACTTACTCACGCTTTAAACTATCAAATTTACGAAGAGCTAAAAACGACTGGTGATCATTTGCCAATTATTTTTTATCAACAAGGGGAAAATAATTATGTTTATATGGCTCTATTAAGTTTAAAACCATCCATTACAATTAATGAGGATACTGGTGAAATTATTGATACATCAATGATTGATACACAAGCGCTAAAAGTTGCTTTTAAAGTCAAACTAGATGATATGCATTTACACTCACAATCAGATGATTCATATAAACCATCAAATTATATTTCTTGGGTACAAAAAGGTAATGATGATATACCCAAATATATTCAAAAATATATTCCTATTAAATATAGTATTGATGATAAAATTTCAACTAGAAAACTCATGGATACTTTGGAAGCATATTTAGCACAAAGTAATTTTACAAATGAAATATCAAGTACAATCCATGAAGAAGTACTCACTCTATTAAAAACTAAAGCATCTCAAAAGAAACCAATAAATATCACTGAAGAAATTGATCCTATTATTGAAAATAAAGCTTCAATTCATGGTGTTGACATTATTAGTAATAATTTTAAAAGTTATAGGGAGTCAAATGGCTACAGCAGCAATGACTTAGATGCGAGCAATATTTTTTCACCAGCTGGTACGACACTGACTAGTTTTGAGAAGTTCACCTTGACTGTTGGAGCTCAAAAACAAATAAAAATTAGTGGAAGAAAGGCGGACATTGCACATACAATAGTTTTATGTGATCAAGACGAGAGTAATCCATATGTTAGAGTTGACATCAAAGCTAGTGAATTATCTGGCGCTAGAAAGATTTTAAATAACAAAAAGCCTTATGAATCAAATGAAATTGAAGATTGAGCAACTACTCAATCTAAGTCATACGGTAACTTTTGATGAACAAAACATCAATGGTTTTGTTCGTCTTGAAAAAAAAGCTGATGTGGATCTAGTTAATGAATTTAATGACACTAATTTTGATGACTTAAGTTTTAAATTGGAATCATATAGATTTGATATCGGTGATGAGGTTAATTATAAAATTGACCTATACCACACAGGCACACAATTTGCGTCATATGAAAATTTTATTTTTCATAGATTTGACCTCACTAAAAATGAAGATACAGATGAACCTTTTGTGATATATGAGGAAATATACTCAAAACTTAAAGGTAAAAAACCTATCTCACATAATTTAGAGCTATTTTCAAAATTTATAAAATGTTTGTCTGAAAAATATTATCATAGAGATAATCAAATAATATTTTTTTCAAAAACTCATTGCGAAATTTTCATTCAACCAAGAAATTATGAAAAATACATTAATCTTGCTTTAGTTTATGATGAATTGAACCTATCTGAAATTCTAAAAAGTTTTATAGATTGGTTATCAGTTGAAACTCCAAAGCTAGATAGTGGTATCAGTACAACATTAACAACACACCAGAATGAACGATATGCAATTGCAGCAACTGAGTTTATAGATCATTTAATAACTTTTAATAAGAATGAAAAAATTTTTATGTTGCTTAAGAATATAGATGATATTTATAAATCTATTATTTCTAAGTATTCTTTATATCTTGAAGACTTTAAGTACTCCAAATTCACTGAAAAAATCACTGAACATTCAGATGAATTTTTGAATAAAATTAACAAAATTATATCTGATTTGCAGACTCAAATTTTGGCTGTACCACTTGCGGTCTCCTTTATTACTGTGTTTAAAAAAGCCGAAGAAGTTAATCAATTCGTTTATAGTGGTTTTCTCATATATTTACTTATTGTTTTATATTCATGCATTCAGCAAGCATATAATCTTAAGCATATTGAACTGCAAATCCAACAATTTAATCAAATTGCTAAACTACCTACAGAGCTTTCATCTCAATGGAGTCAGGAGATTGCACCTGTTAAGAAAAAGCTAATTTTACATAAATTATTTTTCATATTAATCTCTATTTTTATTGGAGTATTGATGGGTGTTTGTATTACACATATAACTATTTTTAAGGGCTTTAATATTAATGATTGTATTTTTATACTTATATTTATATCTATCCTAATAAAAATTTATAGGTATTTTAGTTCAGAATAACTCTTATTAACTACTATCCCTATACAGTTTTTCTTTTTCAAATTTCTGCCCAGAATTCACCTATCAATAACAACAAAAAATCCATGAAAACTAAACTAACTATTGCCCTACTTCTTGCAATTTCAATCACTAGCTGCCAAATGCAGCATACGGAAGTACTCAAAGTAGATACGGATAACCCACCTACTTTGGGTTTTCTTTTATTACCTGTGCTATTAGACTAAGCACAACTTAGAAGAACCTAAACCAATGGAAACTATCTCTTTTTTATGTTTAATCACCTTTGGAATTTTTGGCTGCTATGAGCCTGAGCAGCCAGATCCTGAGCGTGAACAATTACTACTGGAGTATAAAGAACTTGATTCAAAGTTTATGTGGTATCAAGCTCAATTGGTGGGTCCCGCAACAGAAAATGAGCTTCGTAAGCAAATTATTTGTAGTGACTTCCCTACTGCATATGAACAAGAATACAAACCTTTAATGATCAAGCTTGAGGGTACTCATGAAACAGACCATTCTAAAGATCTAATGAATGCTTTCGACTCATACAAATCGAAATATAATATTCAATGTAACTAAGGTTTAGAAGTTAACGTCTATTGGGCATTTCCGGCATCAGTTTTTTCTATCTTAGGATAAAGATCGCGTTCCGCAGCGTCTAGTCTTGCTTTTGCATCAGCGATAACTTTTGCATAATACGCATCAGATGTTCTTGCTTTAACTGCATCACAATTTATTTTTTTCTGGCAATTGTTGTATTCTTGTTTGGCTATACTTGCTCTTTTCATAACATCATCATAATGCTTAACAGCCTCATACCATCTAACTTGCACATTTTCATCAAAAGTTGATTGGTCAGCATTCGCATGACACGTCATCACTGTTGCACAGCCAATCATGATTAAAGAGTATAATTTGAACATTTAAATACTCATATTTTTATTAGGAGTAGTGAGAGCTTATCATAACTCCATCCAACCCACCTCGTGTGGGTTTTCTTTTGCCTACCACAAAGCAAAAACAACCAAAAAGATAACTTAAGATAATTTTATCTTGCATTTAATTACCTTTTAGGTAATATTTATCTCATCAAACAACAAAAAAGCGCACCGACCTGAGAAATCTAATGCGCTTTTACAGAAAACTGCGAGATAAGTATGAACAAAACCCTAACCCCTTTCAATAGCCTCAAGGTAACACTTGTCGCTGCAACCGTAACAATCGGTGTTTTAGCATGTGCCTATAAGCCTGCTTTAAGTAACACTCAGGTACTTCACAAAAGCATTCCTGAAGTTACTACCGTCGCAGCAATGGAACTTACTTCCAAAACTTCAGGTAGCGCAGTTATCCGTTTAGACAACTTTACCCTAGACGTAAGCTTTGACTTTGAACCATTTGAAGACAGCTACGGCGTACCCGGTAGTGAATTTGATACGGCTGAAATTACCCAGCTATCTGTAGATCACATCACCGATGAATACGGCAACCCTTTCCCTGACTTCACGGACTACAACGACCACCGCAACATCAATGAAATGCTGGTGCAGCACATGATTAAAAATCGTTTGTTGGGAGAAGTGTGATGAATGCCTTACAACAAATCCAGTTAGAACTGAAAGCGCCAAAAAGTAAGTACAACAATTTCGGTAAATTTCACTACCGTAGCTGCGAAGATATCCTTGAAGCTGTTAAACCACTACTCCAGGCCACAAACTCAACTTTAGTTATCACTGACGAAGTTCAACAAGTTGGACCAGTAGTTGTTGTTACTGCAAAAGTTATTTTTACAGATGCTGAGGGTAAAGAAACTGTTGTCACGGCACATGCTGGTGTGGAGATTGAAAAGAAAGGAATGGATGTAGCACAGACGTTTGGTACCTCTAGTTCGTATGCAAGGAAATATGCGCTTAACGGCATGTTCCTAATTGACGACACAAAAGACTATGACACTGATGAATATCATAACCAAGTAAACCAGCAGTCCAACCGAGGCCAATCCAATCAAAGTCAGCTGCGTCAATCAACTCCAGGAAACACTGAACAGCAAAAGCCGTTAGATCAGCGCTATCAAGATGCATTGGTATCTATTCGAAATGCGAAGAAGCCTGAAACTTTAGATAAAGCCATTAATACCTTTGGTAATACTAAATTCAACAATCAAATTCGTCAGGCTTGTCGTGCTCGTGCGGATCAGATGGGTTGGTCGGAAGCACCTCCACAGCAAAATAATCATCAACAGCAAAGTAATGTTCGACATTAAGGGAGTGAACTAAAAATGAATAATATTATTACGAGCTCTCTCGCATATGAAGCACTAATGGCTGGTAAGCATGTTATGTGTCGCCCTGTTGGTGACATGCTAGATTTTAATGACTTGGATCAATTTCCAGCGACAATTTTTGCTAAAGAGGGTTATGAGTTCTGCATCAAAATTGAAACTTTAGAAGTTGCAGGCATCACCTTTACTAAACCTCTTAAGCTAGATGAAGCTCAGGTTGGTGATGATATTTTTGTTGTCCAGGCCAGCGATGAAATTCATCACTATAAATATGTGGTATGCCATGAAATTTTGAATCAATCGATTGCTCGAGGTTTTGCCCAGCGTGATTTGGAAAATGCAAAGTTACAAGCCGAAGCTTTTTGTAAGCTATTTGATCGTGTATATCGTGCATCGAATGTTATTGAGATACCGGAGCAATCAAAAAAACGTACACGTAAATCTAAAATTGATGAGTCGGATAAGGTTCAAAATTCAACTTCAAATGATGTGGAAGCAAAGACATTTGAACAATCTGCAGTTGAAGAGATTGAAACAGATCCAGTGAAACTGGTTGAAAAGTTCACTATGCAAATTAATGCATGTACCACCAACGAAGCAGTCTTGGCATTACGTCCGGTGTTCATGGCAAATGGTCATTTAGAACGTGAACACACTCAGCACCTATGTAAGTTAACTGAGGACAAGCTGCTTGAACTAGATCCTGAGCAATATTCACCTAAGCCAGAACATACGACTGACAACTTAAGTGTAGAAGAACTCAAACGTTTGCAGGTTGAGGCTGAAAAGTTTGTAGTAGAGAAAAAGTTAGATTGTGATTCAACAGATGATGAATATCAAAATCTTTTAAATGATCTACTAACACGTGCAACAAATGCTCCAACTCCTAGAGAAGCCACCGCCCTTACCGGCTATACACGCAACTGGACGGAAGCACAGCGCAAACCATTATTGGATGCTATTCATAAGCGCCTACGTGAGCTTGCACCTGCAGAAGCTGAAATTAAAACTCCCCCTTCACTGATGGTTCAGATTCAGAATGCACCAGACTTAACGGCATTAGATGCATTGGAAATTGATGTTTCTGCACGTAGTCCTGAAATTCAACCAAAGTTAATGGACTACGTTAAAAAGCGTCGCTTCGAGCTTAAAAATCAAGCAAGTGAGGTTGTCCAATGAAATTCAACTACTCGTCTATGACTCGAATACTGACTGTATACGGGGCAAAAATGACTCACATATTTAACAATGTAGGCGCTGGTGAAATTGAAGAGCTGCTTACTGATGCAAAATTTAAAGAAGCGACATGGAGAAATTAATGGCTCTTAAAACGTTAAATAAAGTTGATGAAAATGACCGTCAAGAAGTATTGGAACGCTTTATTGCCGCGCCATTGGAACAAAACTTCCCTCAAGAAGTTGTAGCTTTATATTTAGATTGCTCACCTTGGACTTTGGCAAAAATGCGCTGCGAATCAAACACCTTGCCATTTAAAAAGATTGGACGACGCGTTGCATATAAAAAGTCAGATGTGCTGGCTTTTGAGGAAAGCAAGACAGTAAATTCCACAGCACAATATGCATAATATAAAGGCAGGGTTACCCTGCCTTTATTTGTTTTAGTCTCTCACTCCAAACGCTCTCATAATTGAAGCAATCAATTTTTCCTTGATATACAGCCTCAACCATATTCATTGAAGCACGAAGTTCTTCCATTGGAATTTGAACATAACCACCAGTTACATCAATTCTTGGCTTAGCTGTATGATTAAGAAGACGTTTCGTTACATAGATGTTGAACCTTAAAAGGTTGCAGATCGTCGCAAAGGTACGTCGGAAGTCATGCATAGATACATAAAAATCCACTTCATCTCCAACTCGCTTCAACAATGTATCCACCTTAGTGGCATGAACATTTGAAGAAGTAGGCATTTTGGTTGCAGGAAAAACCCAATCATTTTCTCTTAGTAAATATCGATCTTTTAGGATTGACAGCAAGTGGTCACCTATCGGGAAAAGATGATCGGTACCATTTTTAGTATCCCGGAATAACACAGTACCATTCTTGAAATTAACATCTGCCCAGCTGAGACCACAAACCTCTTGACGTCTACAGCCTGTGTACATCGCGAATAAAATAATATCTCTATTGGTATTTGAACGAGCCGTATTTTCTAAATTCAGTTCATCCTGATAATTCAGCACAGCATTGTAATATTTAAAAATCACATCCTTATGAAGATATTTTTCTCTACGCTGAAGTACATTCCACCCTTTTGTTACAGCAATGACGTCTACAGGATTAGATTTCAGGATGGGTTTTTCATCTGTCGAATAAACGACGTGCATATATTTCCATAGTGTACCCAAAAGAGATATTGACCCATTTGCTGCAGAAGGACTTTTTTCAGAGACTTCTAAAAATTTATTCAAAAGTTCATCTTTGGTAATTTCAAATAACTTTCTATTTGACCAACCCAAATATAGATCAAAGTACTTTTTATATTGTCGTATCGTCTTAGGCCTAAAATCATTTCGGCTGATATAAATGCTTAAAGCTTCTGCTACTGTAATGTCTAATGGATTATCTTTGACTGCACCCTTCAAAGTTGCTTTGTAGGTGCCATTTGCGATCTGCGCTAAAATAAGCTGAGCCTTTGCCCGAGCTGCAGCGACTGGCAAGTCTGAAGTTTTGCCTAATGTAACTCGGAAGAGTTCACCATTAAAACGTCGTTCGATAATGTAAGATTTACTTTTTGTTGTAGCGCGAACAGCGAAACCGATTAGATCCTGGTCACGATAAATTTTTTGACCTTTTTCTGTTAATGTTATTGCGTCAACATTAGATTTATTTAGCTTCAT